GGTTAGTCGAGAGGTAAAAATTCTCGCCACGACTATTAGCGGTGTTAATAGCGGTACTTGCACTGCAACACCTAGCCTTGGCATCTCAGAGGTAAAGCAAGCTACTGGAGACGTGACTATCACGTTGGAAGACAAGTACAATCAACTGCTTTGTGCTCAAGTCACTTTAGGTGACAGCGCAACTGGTCCAGGTGCTCTGACTGCGGCAAAGATTAAAAGTGCAGATGTTAAAGGCGCTAAAACCGTTGTTATCGATACGACGGGAGCAGCAAATGCCAACGATCAACTGCACGTAACCTTGTTCCTTAAGAACACCAGTGTGCCAAACTGATGAAGGGCAAGGGCAAAGGTCTTGCGGTCATGATTCTGGAGAAAGCCAAAGGCAAAGATGCTGAAGGCTCTTCAGATGATGATTACAGCAAGGCAAAAGAAGATGCGGGAAGACGTATGGCTATGGCCATCAAGGAAGAAGACGGCAGTGCGTTCGTCGAAGCTCTTGATGACTATTTAGACATGCGTGAATAAGGAGGGGGCATGGCGACGTACACTGAAGCTGACTTACGTACTCGTGCGCGTCGCCGCGCTGACATGGAGAATAGCACCTTCGTGACAGACTCAGAGATTCAGGACTACCTGAACTCGAGCATGTCAGAACTTCACGATATGATGGTGAAGAGCTACGAAGACTATTTTGTCTCTGAGCAAACTTATACCGCCCCTCTTGCGACCGGGGGCGCTAACCTGCCAGATGACTTTTATAAGGCCTTGGGTGTTGATTATGATTCCGGTGGTATCACTTCGACGCTCAAGGCCTACTCCTTTACTGAACGCAACATCTACAACACGCCCTATGCTGTTATCGATCGATTGGCTGAGCCAATGTACAAGATCGAGGGCACTAAGATAAAACTGATCCCTGGCAACTCGCAGTCTGGGACCATCACGCTCTATTACGTTCCGCAGGCGACTCAGTTCTCTGGGACCGTAACAGAGGTTGAAAACGTTATTCCTGGCTACGAAGAGTATATTGTGGTTGCCACAGCTATTCGTATGCTAATGAAGGAAGAGTCAGATACAACTGCACTTGAGCTTGAGAAGCAACAATTGGGCAGGCGTATTATTCGAGCAATTAGCCCGCGTGACGCTAGCGGATCTCACGCGATTCGCGATGTTCGCAAAGGCCGATTTAGAGACGACTTCATTCTTCGATACTGAGGTGTGCCATGGCTACAAGATTTTCTCGGGTCTTTAGCACTACACCCGACCTGTCTTTTACCGAGGACAACACCCAGGCAATTGCTGACTTCGTTGAAAACTGCCCTCTTATAGAGGGTGTTTTGCTAAGTAACGTTGCACTCAAAGCATCTCAGGACAATCTAGTGGGGCACTCACTTGGTCGGGCCTACAGTGGGTATATCGTCGTAGATAATAACGCCAATAGCGTCATCTACACATCAACAACGCCAAACAACAAAAGGTCATCGCAGCTTATTCTCAAAGCATCGGCAGCGGCGACTGTTTCATTGTGGGTATTCTAATGCCGTTAAAGAAGACAAATGTATCGTTTCCATTCTCTGGCGGATTAGACGAAAAAGTATCTGAGAAGATTGCTCCACCCGGCACTCTTGAGATCGCAGAGAATTGTCAGTTCGATAAAAACGGCGAGATTGTAAAGCGTAAAGGTTTTGAGACCATGTGGGCTCAGACAGCGAACTGGGACAACAATACACCTCTTGACTCAAACGTAGAGATTGCAGGTGGCGTAAATACGGAATCTCATGGCAACGAGTTATTGATTGCAGACGGAGAGCGTCTTTTCTCTTATTTCGATGGCTACGTAAAGAACAAGGGCAAGTACTTAAATTGCACATTTCACAATAAAGACATCATTCAAGATGAAGTAGAGAAAAACGGACCTGTTCAGCATACTCGTTTTGAAACAAATGCTGGCGACGAGTATGACCTCTTTGTTTATACTTCAACGAGACCTGTAGGAAAATTAGCGAGCCAAGAGCCGACGGTTAAGGCTTACTTTTCTATTTATTGTGTCAAAACGGGTGAACCGATTGTTAATCCAACGGAATTTGCTTCAGTAAGCAGACAAAACCCTATCACTATTGACGCGACGAGTGTAACACCAGCTCCTCAGCTCATGTATAACGCTACACTTGATACAGCGTTTATTTTTTATGGGAACTATACAAGTGGTGCGATTAGATACTTCTATCGAACCATTCGGCTAGACTCGATATCTAATTTTGCTATATCGGCTGCGACCGAGATTACAGCCCTCACTGATCCTAGCGGCACTGCGGCACCAACCCCAGTGCAAACTTTTTTCTGCATGGTGGCAGATCAAGAGTTTACCACTTCTGCAAACAACTTCATGTACATGGCATACTATAAGCAGGTAAGCGGAAAAGCTAATGATTCCGGTGACTTAATCTTGTTGCGGCTTCAGGTAGGAGGGACCGCAGCAAGCCCAACATTGACATTGCAAACCATCAAAGACGTGACAGGTGGTGTTTATAGCGGCGGCGGCACAAACAACAGTCAAGTTAGTAATCTGCATCAAAAGTTCGGAACAAAAGTTAACTTATCTTTAAGATGCACAGAAAACACGTCGCGCCCACTCAGTCTTTTTTACTCAGTCCAAGATCCCTCGACTATTGGTAATTATCGAGTCAAGTGCTCTTCGTTCACCCAAGATTTATCGACTCAAACTGACATCGTTTACACTGGGGATTACTACGTTCTTTTAAACGCAACTACAGTCGTATCAAAAAGAACATCGGGCGTAACAGGTGTTAATGAGATTGTGATAAATGCCGTTAAAGATCGCGGAAACGGCATGAGCGCTTTCAATATAGCAGAAACGATGGCGACCTTTGACGGGGCATTTGACGTTCAAGGAACTGGTTTTACTGAGGGTGTCTATGATATGCCCACCAATCCCACCATAGGTATGACATCAGCAAAAGTATATATACCGGCGTCGGGCGGCACCACTCCTGCTGATACAGCTCAAATTACAATTCTCGACGGAGGAAATAATCTTCAATCAGGCTTAGGAGGTATATATACGATAATCAGCCCTACAGGTGGAACAGATGCTATATATCGTTTTGGCAGCGTAGGGTCACCATCCTCTGACCAGCTAAGGCAATCGAACAGTGTCATTTTGATGCACACTCACACAATGACATCCACTGGCTCTTTAACCACAGCTCCCTCCTTTAGAAACTGTTATCTGCTTTCAGACTTGTTTCATTATGAATTCAACGAGTTAATCGGCAGTCATCTTCTCAAGGATCCTTATTTTTTGATAAGCAATCCTGCCGGAGTAGGTCAAACAAGTTCAGGCACGACTGCTCTCGTGAGTTTTAGCAAAGAGTTGCTTGCATTTGGTTTGCCTTCAGAAATGCCTCTGTCAGCGCACACTGAAATAGGCAGCATCAATTCCAACATTTTTAGTCTGACTCAATCAACACAGAGAGTTCAAGTAAAAGGCTCTAAGATATTTGTAGGATCAAGTAGATTTGTTCGCGATGTTTCTACCGCAGATGTCGCTCAAACAGGGCTTGGTAATTCAAACATTGTATATGATGATCAAATTTACAATGGAACATTGATTACCATCGACGCAAATCCTCCTCGGGCGTGCCCTATGCTCTCGCTAAAAGACAACTTGCTTTTAGGTGGCGGAGGCTTGTTCAGCTATGACTCAACAAGAATTGTAGAGTCTGACTTTTTGCATTCACCAGAATTTATCGGTGTAAAGAAGTACGGCCTTACTGGAGGAGTGTATTCTGCCTACGGTATTGCAGAAGGAGATTATTCTTACGCTGCGGTGTTCTCGGCGATAGATAACAAGGGTAACCTTCATGAGTCAGCCCCTGTCTTTTCGGATAGCATCAATATTAGTGCTGCCGAAGCAGCAAATAAAACAGGCATTCATGTTAGTTTAGCTGTTTGCAATCTTACCGCTCGTGATCGCTATCGAGTAGATCTTTATAGAACCGATGCAGACGGACAAATTTACTATCAGATCGCCGGAGATATCGTTCGTTTCAATGATCCCAGCAACAGGCAAACTTTATTTATATTTAATGACAATGGCACGGGCGGTGAGTCAATCACCGAAAGACCAGTTCTATACTCGACAGGTGGCATTGCTCAGAACTTTAACCCTGGCAGCACGACAGGGCTCACCCTCCACAAAGATAAGGTCATTGCGACACTGCCAAATGGCTTTGCGGCAGTCTCGAAGCCTGTGTTGGTAGGGGAGTCAGTCTCATTCCCTCTGGTGGGGCCATTCGTCCTAAACCTTGGCAACGTGGTCAAAGAAATTACAGCAGCAGGATCCGCCAGGGATATGCTCGTAATTTTCACAGAAGACGACGTGTACGCTTACATGGGCGATGGTCCCAACGCCACGGGTGCGATTGGATTTACTCAGCCTAAGCTTCTGTCGTCAGGGCAAGGAGCAATACCCGGTAGCTTTGTGGTCAGCTCCTCGGCAGGCATGTATTACCTGTCAGAGCGGGGTCTTTATTCAATACTTTCCAATGGCCAGATTCAATACATCAGCCCTCAGGTAGAGTCTAAGCTTGCGCCTAAAGCTGTCGTCGGCATGGATATGTTCGATGAAGAAAATGAGCTCAGGATTGCATTAAGCACGGGCGACATTCTGGTGTACAATTATTTGTTTAAGCGATGGTCAGAATGGGACACAAACATCGGCATCAAATCCCAGACTAGATATCAGCCTGATTCTGGTAGCTCTGTAACGTCTCACGTTTTAGTAAATGGATCCGGCTCCCCGGCAAAGATGTCAGTCAATGGTTTTCAAGATACTGAGGTTGCAAAAAGCTTTAGCCCTCCAGGGACCATTATTAACTTAACTTCTGGTTATACAATGAAGGTCAGAACAACGCCTATCTCAGCAAATCAGTTGTTTGGTGCGCAGCGAGTTTACCGAGCAATGATTCTGGGCGACTACGTTTCATCACACACAGCATCGTTGTTTGTATACACCGACTACAAGTCAGTGCCATCAACCTACGGATTTATAAGTGTTGCAAGTGATACGGATCCGTATCTTTACCGAATTCATCTAGAGCAACAAAAGTGCCGTGCTGTGCAGCTAGAGTTTAGCGATAGCGGTGCAAATGGTGGCTCTGTAGTTCTTAACGGCATAGCCTTTGAAATTGGCGGACGTGCAGATACATTTAAGTTGCCTAACACTCAAACCGTACAGGGGCTCTAATCATGCAAGGTGGCGGTAATCAAAAAATTCTAGGCAAAGAGACAGCTCTTGGTTCTGCCCAAGGCGGCGGTATGATTAGAGGCACCGGCGTAGGCATTCAACCTGGTGCGGCATTAGGAAGACGCCAGCAAGGTCTTGATAAGCAAGCGGCTGCTTTCGAGATGGCCAGTGGGCGTCGCATGGCTGGCGAGGACATGCGCCAAGAGATCAAAGACATATACGAAGACGAGACGCGATTAGGCCGAGCTATTCAGGGCGGTCTTCAGCTAGTAGGTCAGGGTGGTGCGACTTTCTTGAAGATGAAGCGACTCAAAGAAATTGCAGACGCCAAGAAGCTTCAAGACATGATGACGCCTGATAGTGCAGCGCAGCACGCAGAAGATATGGCTAAGATTGACGATGCGCTTGCAGATATGGGCTTGGCTGAAAGACTTGCAAGGTTTGCCCCTGAGGAGGGAGTTAACCCTGCTTACGACGCATTGCCCGAAGAGAGCAAAATTGCCATTCAAGCGTTGACTCGCCAAAGAGACTTGGCTCTTGCCGGGGCGACTCCATCCGCAGGACCACTAACTCGAGAGCAACAAATAGCAAATCTTCGAGCGATGGAACCCGTTGCGGAGCCTGTGGTTGCTCCATCGATGGAAGGTCCAGAGCCTACGCCTATTCGTCAGATTCTCCCGGCTGAGGAAGAGGCTGTCTTAACCTCTTTGCTGGAGCGAATGGTTAATCCAAATGCTGCTTACTCCGCCACAAGACAAGGCTTGATGGATGCTTTTTTGCAGCAGCGTAGAGCTAAAGCGCTCGCTGAAGCCGAAGCGAGAATCGCCGCCGCAATAGAAAACAATGATCCCTTTGCACTCACCTACGCTCAACGAGATTATAACGACATTCTACGAGGTGACTTCTGATGGCTGTAACTAACGCGGATCTCAAGGGTCTACGCCCGTATCAACAAGAGCAATACACAGAACTCGACGAGCGTAAGCAGCGCCTAGAGGCTGGTGAGCGTGGCATGGCTGCTATGGGCGCTCTACGAGGCGCTGAGCAGGAGCAACAGGCACTTATGGGTGCTGGGCAGCGTTACCGTGGTTTTGGCGGTGGAGCGGTACAACAGCAGGTTGCAGGGCAATCGGCTCAAGTAGGCCAAATGGGAGCTTTGGCTGCGACTGAACTAGACAAGCAAGAGATTCAAGACATCGACCTTCAGCAAAAGCAGCTTCGACAGATTGGCCAGGAGCAAGCGTATATTCTGGAGCAGCAACGCAAGGCTGCTGAAAAGGAAGGTCGCAGTAGCTTTTTTCGAGGCTTATCCAGCATAGGCGGGTCAATTCTAGGTGGTTTAGCAGGCATTCCTGGCGGTCCCATGGGTATTCTAACTGGTGCCTCGGTAGGCGCTCAAATGGGCGGCACTGCTTACGACACGTTTTCCGATGAAGACTTGAAGATGGCGGCAGGTATTCCTGATAAAGATATCGAAGAGTTCTTAAAGAAGTCAGCGACTCCTGGTAAGTTTAAGTACAAGCCTGGTGTGACTGGGCCTGATGCGAGTCCTGCGCGGGTGGGTACAACCACAGCACGCATGAAACAGAGTGAGCTTGGCAAGCAGATGGTACGAGAGCAGGGTGGGGTTGAGACGCTACCAGGCAACAATCCAACGCCAGAGGACATGAGCACAATTATCGCGTCTCTCGGTTATCTCTACCGTCAGATGGAGAAGGGTAAGAA